CAGCAGCTTCAACAATGGATTGTGTCAAAGACTCAAGGGAGTTTAAGTCGCCTTGGTATTCTTCAACATACCCACGTCCGTATGACTCGCCATCAATCCGGCTAAGTCTAAGTGGAATCCAAGGGGATTTATCCAGTGGGTATGTGCCATCTGAATCAGGTACAGGAATGCCAGCCACTTCTTGTGCTACGTTCCATTTTCCGTCTCTACGAACTATGTGAGTAAATAAAGAAACTGGTTCATCATTGCTAGTATCTTCTGTATCAGATGACTCTAGCAGTTCTCTGATTTCTATAGGCAAAGCACTGGGTGACACATCTTCTTTAGTCACGATTTCTAGCGCATTACCCATTGGGTCGCGCTTTAGGACATACCTGTCCATGTGGAACACTCTCATGCCACCTTTATCAGGTTGGAAGAGAAGGACGTTACCTGCAACAAGCAGATGCTTTATGGCTTCAAATGCTGCAATCCGAGTTGAAGAAGATTCAATTTCAGACATTACAGCACGTTCAATTTTGGAGAGAGCTTCTTCAACTTCTGCTCTTGCACCTTCCTCTTGTGCTAACTCTTGTAACTTAAAATCGTCCACTGTTAAGCGGAAGAATGGCGAGTTAGGAGGTAGTAAGGCCAGCAACATTTTAGAAGATAAATTATTGACACCTCTCGCTCCAATTCCTTGGTACGGGGTGTATAACTTTGAATGTGCTGAATGACCATCTGGAGGAAGTAGGCTAGGTATAGTAAGTTCTGCTGCATCCCTAGCTCGGTCAAGGAAAGGTTGACGCTCAGACTCCAGACGCTCGTAGCGTTGGCGAATAACTGTCATATATATTTACTTCTTTGGAATGTTAATACCAGTAGGAGTAGTGCCACCTACTTGAGAATCAATCCTCAAGCTGGATGTACCTTTCTTCTTCTTGTTGGTCTGTGAACGCTTGTTGTCCACATCACCATTCTCACCAATGCGAGGTGCTGTTGGTGCAAGGTCTGCTGGTGGTGGACTTGGGGGTGCTGGCGTTGGGGCTGGTGTGGATGAGCCAAAACACATAGGTTTACTCCGTGTCGGGATTAGTTTGTACGTCAGTGACGTGTTCTAGGAAAGTAATCAGAGAATACATTCCTCGCATACTTTGAATTTCAATTTGTGATTGTTCTAAAGTTCTTTCATTGATTGGAAAGAACTCTCGAAGAGCCTTAGTTAGCTCCACAGATACAGGTGGGAACTTGTCAATAGTCATTTAGCTTCCTTATGGTACAACTTTAATTTATTAGGTTTTAAAGGGCGGTCTTACCACCCCCATGAATTACCACTCATACCTGCGGCTGAATAATCAGTGACTCGCCCTTCAAAGAAGTTCTTAAATGAATCACCATTCAAGACCCAATCAAGCCAAGGCAATGGGTTTTCTTCAATGTTCCAATTAGGCTTTAAGCCAAGATTGGTTAAACGTCTATCTGCGATATAGCGTATATATTCTTTAACCTCTCCCGAACTGATGCCTTCCACGCCACCCATTTCAAACGCCAAGTCAATAACGCTATCTTCAAGCTGCACTGCATTGCGATACATTTCGTAGATAGATTGTTTAAAGTCATCGGTAACAACCTCCGGATTTTCATTTATATATTCACGGAACAACTCAGTCATTCCAGCTACGTGCATGGTCTCGTCACGGATACTCCATTCAACAATCTCGCACATGCCTTTTAGCTTTCCAAATCGTTGGAAGTTAAGAAGCATGACAAAAGCACTGAACAAACTCATGCCTTCATTACAGACAGTTTGGGCAATAGCTTTTGCAAGTCCTTGCTTAGTGTCTGCATCAAATGTTTGCATGAACTCAATCTTTTTAGCCATCGCTTCGTATTCAAGAAACGCTGTGTATTCAGCTTCAGGAAATCCTAAAGTGTCATTAAGTAATGCATAGCTTCGCATGTGTATTGTTTCTCGCTGTGCAAACGAGAGCATCATCATCCGTGCTTCATTGTTTTTAATACGGGGTAAAAATACATCAACATAACTACCCCCAACTATCACATCAGATTGGGTGAATAGCCGGAGGATTTGAGTGATAAAGTTCTTCTCAGGTTGGGAAATCTTGCCTGACTTCCACTGGGTTAAATCTTCATTTAAGTCACACTCCCATTCACCCCACGCCAGCTTGTCATGTTCAATAGCTTGATTAACAAAGCTGGTATAGGAGAAAGGTTTAAAAGCGTTTGAAGTTGTTAATAAGGTCATTGATTATCCATGACAGGAAAGGCATTCATCATCATCGGCATAGTCTTTTAGAGCCACACGAGTAGGCTTGAAGCTGACAGTATCAGCCTTAGCTCCTGCGGAAGTTCGCAGGTAATAAAGTCCTTTAAGTTTCTTGTTGAAGGCACGTAGATGTACCTCATTGACGTAAGCCTTATTAGTCCCTGCTGGGAAGAATAGGTTTACGGATTGACCTTGGCAGATAAATGGTTGTCTATCCGCAGCATGGTCAATGACCCAGCGTTGGTCTAGCTCAAAGGCTGTCTTGTAGACTTCCTTGTGCCAATCATCCATCCATTCTAAATGCTGAACGCTGCCATCATTAAGTAGGATTGATTTCCATTGCTCGGCTATCCACAACTCAGGCTTGTGTTGCCATAGTTCAGCTTCTTCCCTAATCACTTTATCAAGGTAGGGATTGCGAACCAGATGTGAACCTATCCGAGTACGATGAGTAAACGCATTAGACTTCAGTGGTTCAATTGAAGCACTGCAACCCGCAATGATGGACGAATTAGCATTTGGAGCAATCGCCAAGAGGTGACTATTACGGACACCTTCAACATCCGGACACGAGCCACGTTCTCCCCCCAGGCGAATTGTCGCTGCGGTAGCTTGTGCCTTGATATGAGTGAACATTGTCGTGTTATACGAGTTAGCCATTACAGACTCCCACGGCATGTTTGCACGTTGCAAAGCACTGTGAAATCCCATAGCTCCAAGGCCCAAACTTCGCTCTTGGGTTGCGCTAAAAATAGCTTTGCGAAGTTCTATTGGTGCATTAAAACAGAAGAAGCTAATCACGTTATCAAGCATCGTGATGAGGTCAGAAACCATTGAGGTATCTTTCCAATGCTCAAAGTGTTCTAGGTTCACACTGCTTAAACAACAAACGGCTGTTCGTTCTTCAGAGGTCGGTAAGTGAATTTCATTACATAAGTTTGACCCATGTATTTTAAGTCCCTTATCTTTCATCGCTGGCGGTAGATGCCTATTCGCTTCATCAATAAAGTTAAGATATGGCTCACCAGTGCGGAAGCGAATATCAAGTAGACGCTCCCATAGGTCACGAGCTTTAACAGTTTCACGGACTGTTAAATCAGCAGGGTCAATCAAGTCCCAATCACTATCAGACATTACTGCATCCATAAACGCATCAGGGATGTTTACAGCATTGTGTAAGTTAAAAGCTTTGCGGTTAGGGTCGCCACCAGTTGGAACACGGATATTGATGAACTCAACAATGTCTGGGTGGCTAATGTTCATGTAGGCAGCATAAGAACCTTTACGAGTCTTACCCTGCCTGTAGGCAGTCATGTCACTATCAACAGTCTTTAAGAAAGGTATTGGTGAAGGAGCAACGTCACTAACACTGCGCACGTCAGACCAATGCCCGCCCACTCCACCGCCTTTGACAGAGAGCCATCGAAGCTCGGATGTGTGATTGATAAGGCCATCAAGACTATCAGGGACGTAATTAAGAAAACAGGATATTGGGAGTCCACGGACTTTTTCTCCTTGCGCAGGGGCGTTTGATAATAGGGGTGAGGAAAACATGAACCAGCCTTTACTGGCGTAGTCATAGATTCGTTGGGCTAACTCATGGTCGTTACGACAATAAGCTAAGGCTGCTCGTGCATAGGCATCTTGAGGGTCTTCACCATCACGACAGTAGTAGTCATTCAGAAGTGTTGCGGCTTGCTCAGACAGTAATTCGTTGCGAGTGTAGTCAACTACAATTGTCATTTAGCCACTCCGTTGTTTCTCTGATTCCTTTGAATCCAACTAGGGTGGCTCCAGTTTCAGTATTAATTATTGTGGGGACGCTACGCACTTTGTAATGAATGGCTGAATCAATATCTTTGCCGATGTCAATTTCTTCGTAGTCAATTTCTTCATGGTTAAGGACACTGCTGACTGCTTTGCAGGGCTGACACCCTTCGGTATAAAATTTTATAATCATATTATTTCTCAGTCATACTTCAGTTGCTGGAGTTCTAGCCAGAGTTCTGCGTAGTGCATTATCTTTTTTACATCAGATTCAAACTGACCTTTGTGTGGCGCACGGGTCGCATACTTAACGATGTTAGCTGCACAGAAGTCGAGTTCATTTAGCATGATGTATTCAATGGGTTGGATTGGATGAATGTAATGGTCACCCCCTTCTTGGCGGGATAGACCTACTTTAATTTTGGTGGTGTCCATAAGATAATATTTCCATCATCAGTGATGTCATTGAATCGTAAAATTCGGGCACATCGGGCTTGGGTTAATGCATCATCTTCAGTCAGGCCAGCCTTCGTATAGGCAGCTACGATAGCTTCCCAAATGGCTACGTTACGTAGGTGAAGGTCGGTAGATTGAAGTGATGCTTTGTGGAGGATTTGCTGCGCCTTAACAGGGCCAACTTTTGGACAACCTTTATAATTGTCTACAGCATCACCAGTGAGGATTTGGGTAAAGAATGAGAAGTCTGCATCAGCTTCGCTAATGGTAACAACGCCATCTTCTGGGTGGGCAGGGTTGAAGAATCTGCATGGTATGGTCTTTAGGTCTTTATCCTCAGACACTATGATGGTGTCATTACCATCACTACCCCGAATGCCTAGCAAGTCATCTGCTTCAAAAGGCTCAAGAAGAACAGCTTGATGTTCATCAATCATCCACTGTTTGAGTGGCTTCAAGGTCATTGGCTTTCGTACATCCTTACGATTACCTTTGTAGGAATCTAGGACATCGGTGCGAAAGTTCTTTGAACCTGTCAGGTAAAGCTTAAAATGCTCTGCACCTGTCTTCTCAATCATGGATGCAATCTTCTGCTTAATTAAAGCCTGACCTTCTGACTCATACGCATGAAGTGTCCATAAGTCTTCGTCCCATTTCACTGGAACTTCAGTAGCAGCCGCAGCTTGATAAGCTACGATGTCGCCATCAATCAGCAAGGTCGTCATAGACTTCTCCTGCTTCCGTGTTTCGCCTAGTGATAACTTGGATACCATACTTAATAGCAACGTGCTGCTCTTGCCAATCTAGGTAAGCACCCATTGCAAAATTGAAAGCTAAGGCAAGTGACACGACTGAAAAGGCTAGACAAACTAAAACCATCATTAAAGTTTCAATCATTCGTCAAACTCCTGTAGTTCTTGGTGGTACATTTTCAAAGCTTTTGCAAAACCTTCCCAATCTTCTACTCCATAGCTGTAAAGGCATTCCAATAGGTGGCTATCTTTTTCTATGTAGGTCAGGTATTCACGATTAACTGTTACAGTTTCGTTAGTCATCAGACTGCCCTCCGGTTTCTCTAAGATGCATTAGGCCCATGACAGTTATGTGCCAGACTCGGCCAAACTCTTCATCACCTACCATGCTTGTTGATATGAAACCCTTTACTGCACAAACAGCGATGTACTCAGCGTTAGTCCGAGCATAGTCACTACGTGTAGTAAAAGGTGATTGATAGGCACGTTTTAGTACCTCAGTGAGTTTCTGCCCATGAGTTTCCAATGTTAAATTCTCCATCTAAAGGACACTTAAAGTTGAACACCTCAGTGACTCGTTGAATTGTTTGGACAGCAATCTCACCTACCTTGTGAGCTAGGTCTTCACGAACAGCCACTTGGATTTCATCATGTACCCATGCACAGAGGCAGTAGTCGCCATTCCATCCATGTGTATAGCCTTGGGCTTGCATCTCGTTTTCAAATTCCAGAAGCCACTGTTTGCAAATGATTGCACCAGCAGATTGGAGTAGTGAATTAAGAGCAGCATGAGGTGAGCGAATATGGATATGACGACCATCAAGGGCTTTGATGTAGCCACGTCCAGCAGCCTTAGTAATAGCTTCACGCAACTGCCTAAGAGCAGGAGTCTTATCAAGAAACGCTTTCTTAATCTTCTTCCCTTCTTTGGCCCCACCACCGACCAGTTCACCAATCAGTTGGTCACCTCCACCATAATTAAAAGCGTAGATGAATCGTTTACTAGCCTCTCTCGTTGGAAGGCCAGCAGCCAGTTGATTAACAGTGTGGATGTCTCCATCTAACACGACATCAACGTAAGCCCCATCATCATAGATGGCCATGTAAGCAGCCAAGCATCGAAGTTCTAAGCCTGATGCATCAGCACCCATGAGCTTCCAACCTTTAGGAACAGTGAACAATTCACGACAGTCTTTACCATAAGGTGAGCGCATTGAAGGCACTTGAGCTAGGTTCGGGTAAGAGTGCGTGGCTCGTCCAGTGACTGCTCCATTCGGGTTCACACTTCCGTGAATCTTTCCGTTGGAGCAGACCTTGAGCCAGCCTTGCTTACCTTCTGATACTTGTCCGATACGCTTCTGCAACATGAAGTATTTGGCCATGTGCTTTGCTTCTGGATATGGCAGCTTTGCTAAAGTTGTTTCATCTACTTTAGGCTGTCCATTGTCTGTGAAGACTGATGGTTTCCAATCATACTTAGCAATAAGTCGGTTAGAAATGTGGGCGCGTGACGCTGGATTAAACTCCACTATTTTCAGGCTAGTGAAGGATGCATCCTTTGTCCGGTCAGCTTTAAGAGGGTCTTTATATTTGCAGCTACGTGCTGGTGTCTTGATACCTTCAGAGACAACCCAAGCTGGAAATAGCCCATAAAGT